TTACTTGTAATATTCTGATTGATACCTCCCCCGGGAGTTCCAGTGGTGGTCACCTGTGTACTCGATACTCCGGGGGATGAAACGGCAGCGAGTGTACCGCCGCCAGGTGCATTTGCGTTCGCTTGAACAGCCTGTACATTCTGGAAACCTTGGTTTGTTGAAGGTGTGGGATCTGGAGGAACAGGTCCTCCAATAGCAAGATTTGTTGCACAAGATTGATTAATTGCTGCTCTAAGATCTCCACCCACCTTGACGTTCTGAAGACATACAGTTATATTTGATTCACATTTGAGTGCAGCTAAATTGGTTGGTGGGAGATATGGAGATATAGCGCTTGTCGCTGCACTCACACACGCCCCGACAGCACATTTTGGAGTTATATAATTCTTGAGTGCTCTAATTTGAGGTGCAAATATAGGGGCTGCAGCATCAAAAGATTGAGCGATTATGTTAATATCTGTGCATGCAGTTGAGGTGTTGCCTCGGCACGCATCAAATATGTTTGTACCGAATTGGTTGGCATTAAAACAGTCGCAGTGGGAAGATGAAGGGTTGCTTCTACAATAACCTTCTATAATTGCTGCCGCAAATAATCTGGTAGCATCATCTACATCCGAGGGTTGAAGCGCCCACATGTTAATAATAACCCTAATATTCTCAATATCCGGCCATTGTCGATTTTGTGTCATACAGTAATTATTAATCATACCTCGTGCCAAATCTCTTCCCCCTACAGAACTCCCAGCAGAATACCTCCCTGCCGCAACTTGCGTAACAATTAGAAGATAATCGGGATTAGTTGCCCATTCTCCATTTGGGTTTTCTATTTGAATTCTAGAAACTAATTGAAAATCATAGTCTTGACGATTTGTATAAAAAGTTCTACAATCCCCATTGTTTTTTAAACCTGCGTAGTTTTTGGCATCACACCATGCTTTTTGTATAGTTGCCAAATCAGTAGTCTCTGGTCCTTTGAATGTATCTATAGCTCGTGTATCAAACGGATTAGTTATACTTGAATAAGCACATTGTAAACGAATTTTATCACCTATACCATATTCCCCAGTTACAAAACCTGGTTTGTTATTATTATCTACCCACTGAGCGTTTGCGATGGTTCCAATTTGAGGGCACAATGACTGATTGGGTACTGGACCATCTACATAATAGGCTCGCCATTCATGTACAGTTTTGGCTCTTGCCGCGTCATATCTATCATTGCAGTCACTTTGTTTTCCAACAACCCATCCTGAGCTTCCTCGACACCCTCCTACAGCTACATTAACAGCCAAAGGACCAGAAACATATCCAGTGAATGTTTGCGGGGGAGGTGGTGGTGGTGGAGGTTGTTCACAAGTATAATATGCACCCCAATCTGGGTAATCTGGGTCATACTCACCTGGATGCCATACTGAAGTTAACCCAGGACAACACTGATCTCCCTGTTGACCTGGTCCTGCGCATGGTGGTACGCCACCCGGTCCCCACGCTGCTTCCGCGGCTTCCTGGTATCTTGCCTCTGCCTCATTAATGGCTGCCCAGTTAGCCGCAGATTCTTCCGCTGTTTCTACCATTTCACATACTTCCACATCCGCTTCATAAACATCGCTATATTCGTAGCGACATTGTTGAACCGGCATTCTATAATATAAAAAGATTTTTACTTGAATAGACATGGTGACTCGTACAAAAATTCAGAGAGCCCTATACGACTGGGACGGGCGAAAATACCTTGAACTTGAAGGAATTGGACGAGTCAAGGTTCCGTATCGTTACGGACGAATCATGTGTAAAGTTCTGGGAGATAAAACCGTTCAGGAAATGGAATTGGGTCTTACCGTCGAGGTTCACATAGAAACCAAAATGTGGGACTGTATCCCATACAAAGTACTCTATTCCATAAAAGAAATTTAGGATTTTTTAAGTGCCATGTATACTAAAAATCCTATAAAACACACGAAACCTATACTTGACATGCACGAGAGACACCAGCATATGAGTCCTAAAATACCTCCTCCCGAACTCTCTTGAGTGGAACTTGTTGCGTACGTCTGCTTCACGGTATCTACACTCGTCTGTTCTGTGGTGCCAGTGGTAATAGGCGATCCACTCACAGGGGAAGGGCTTGCTCCAGAAACAAGAGGATCAATCCGCGAACCACCCTGAACGAGTTTAATGCGGTTACTTGGATCATTCTTATAAGAAAAATTAGATGCTCCATTAGAATCGGTATAAACAACTGCAAATATAGGCGGATTGGCAATATTATATACTTGAACTGCCGGGAGCTCAATACTTGTAGCAACTGCTGATATAGTTGTACTTGGAGGTAAATTTCCGGAACCGGAAATGTTCATAAATCCCTTTTTCCTTAAACTTGAAACACCCTGAAGTGCCTGCATGTAACTATCAATTTGCGCCTGACTTGTGAAAGGGGGGGTCCATGTAAACCCGTATCCATCAGGTCCAGTCCCAAACACGGAACCGTTTGAAGGGTTAAAGGTTGCCATCTTATATTGTACAAGAAAAATGTCGGTCGAGAAACCTAAAGGGTTTCTGACCCGTCAGGGATTTTCAATTTTAGTTCAAAATTCATCTGATATTAAAAAGGAGCTCACTGTAAGACCTATAGAGAATGCACTGGGGATTCAATCACCCTCCTTCAAGGTGTTTAGGGTCGGCAAAGATGGTTCCATTTTGGTGCCAAAGTATTACGGTTGCGAACGGTTCGGGGCGCCCACCACCGACTCCCGCCGTACTCCTGCTGATGCTCACGGGATCAATTTTGGCGGGAAATTGCGAGAAGCAACGCGACAACCAGAAGCTCTCGATGCAGGAGTTCAAGCCTTTCGTGAAAAAGGAGGAGGGGTTCTCTCACTCCCGTGCGGCTACGGAAAAACTACGGTCGCCTTGGCTCTGTCGGCACAACTAAAAGTCAGGACCATGATTGTGGTCCATAAGGAGTTTCTTGCAAACCAATGGGTCGATAAAATTAAGGAATTTTGTCCAGGTGCAAGTATCGGGCGAGTCCAGGGTGACACGTTCGATATCGAAAAGGATTTCGTCATTGCTTTGATTCAAACCATGTGTATGCGTGAGTTTGAATCTAAAGTGTTTGACTCGGTCGGTCTCTTGATCGTTGATGAGGCGCATCACATAGGAGCTCCCGCCTTTTCACAATTTATGTTCAAAATTTGTCCAAGGTTTACGCTTGGACTTACAGCTACACCAGAACGGAAGGATGGACTTACACGGCTCCTGTACTGGTTTCTCGGTCCCGAGTTCTTCCGCGTCGAGCGGGTCAATCAAGGGACTACAAAGGTTCGAACACTGAAATACGCGTGTGATGCCTTCAAAGAGGCTCCGCCCGTAACGCGCTTTGGAAAGATTAACATGGCTGGTATGACTACCCTCTTGACTGAACTCGAGGACAGGAACGTACTCATCGTCAAAACGGTTCATGAAGCTCTGAATGATAATAGGCGTGTACTTGTACTGTCTGATAGGCGTGAACATTGCTTTGACTTACTTAACCGGTTAGGCTCTAAGAGGACCTCCGGTCCGACGGGAACTGAAAGTTCCCTGGCTGGGCTCTATATAGGCGGAATGAAAGAGTCTGAATTGACCGAATCTGCTAAGAAACAGGTGGTCATTGCAACCTTTCAACTTGCTCACGAGGGTCTGGACATTCCTGTGCTTGACACGGTCATCTTAGCGACCCCGCGGTCTGATATCAAGCAGTCTATTGGGCGTATTATGAGAGAAACCAAAGGAAAATTGAACGATCCTTTGATTTTTGATATTGCTGACCAGTGGTCTGTATTTTTTAGCATGTACAACAAGCGACTCAAGGTTTATAGGGAGGGTGGGTTTGAAATAGTCGGCGAAGAAAAGCCCGTTGTTAAAACTGGGAAATGCTTGTTCTTACCGTAACATTAAAGTGAAAAGTTCAGCCATTGCAAATGGATTTCCAGTTGATGCCCATGATATTCCAACTATCAAAACTATAATAACACAAATTACCAAAAGAATAATTGCCCACGCGGGCATACCTCCTTCTTCCTGGGCTGGTGCAGGTACAGGAGCTGGGGCGGGAGCTGGAGTAGACATCTTTATATTACTTGCGCAGAGAATCTATGAAACCCATTAAAAATACCCCAGCTACGAAAAACATGACGATGTAATTACACTCCGTGTTATCCATAACTGGTTTTTGAATGGGCGGGATTTCCCGTTTATAGACAGGTGGTCTGTGTGACAACTCATCATTAATTGGCGCGTACGCCAATCCCATTACTTAATACAAATAATTTATTTAGATAGAAACCTCCTTCTTCTTGGTCCGGGGACCGCGCTTCTTCTTGTCTGTGCTGAGGTTAACCTCACGAGTATCGGGGTCACCGCCTGCGTCGATAGACACAATGTCAGACACGGATTCGTCGTCACCCCCGTGATTTCCTGGACGTGTCATCATAGCTGGGGGAGGACCCATCATGCTCATCAGAGAGCCGAAATCCATACCCGGTCCTTTCATGTCGCGACGCCCCCCGTCATTGACTGGTGAGCCAAATCCAGTAGACTGCTGAGGTTGGCTACGCTGCACGGCATCCACCATGTTACGCATCAGGTCGGGATTCTGCTTCATTACTTGGGAGACGTTAGGCACAGCCGCCTTGAACATAGAGTTGGTCAAGTGGAACATCATAGCTGAACCGCCAACCATAAACAATAGCTTCACCTCAGGTGCTACATTTACCTTGGTCTTGTACTTGTTACAAAGCTCCTCAAAGCCTCCGCCATAATCATCGACATTCTCCATCATATTTTGGGACCAGCCATTCAGCTCCAGGTCAAACGGGTCAAACTTATCGTTCAGAAACTCCAGACCCGTCACGCAAGCAACCAGCATGCGACGCTGAAACTTGACCGAGCGATCAACCTCGATGCCGTACGTCATCCGCTTGTACTCTGTGCGAATCTCATCAATGTCTGAATAAATAGTCAGACGGGCACTGGTTGTAACCCCCTTCTTGGAGAGTCGGGAAATCTTGTTCAGCAGGTCAGCCTTCTCGTCCTCGATCGTCTTGTATCCCTCAGAGGGAACCTGTGGTCCATAACTACCACCCCCCTCCTGCTGTTGATCATCCTCGTACTCCTCCTCTCCACCATCATACTCCTCGACAATTGGGGCTGCAGGCGCCGTACGCTTACCAGGATTCATGAACATGTCCAGCCCATCATCTTGAGCAAGACCCTGATTTACCCCAGGTGCACGCTTTGCAAAAGGGCTTGGGCGTGAAGGCTTGGATTTAAGAGGAATTCTCTTCTCAGCAGGCTGAATAGAAATTTCATCCAGCAGAGCAGTCTCCTCATCATTTAAATTCATAGTTTGTCCCCCGTTAGTTTCAAAAGATACGTCAGCCATCCTAATACTTTTAGAGAAATGATGTCAGATGCCTTTAACGCGCCCGAAAATAATATTTGCAAAATACAAATGAAGCTTAAGTTTGGAAAAATGCTCATCCACGCCATCATCGTTGGTCTGCTCGTGGCTATCCTGGTTCTGGTTGTCCAGGGTAGCAAGAGTGGCTACGAGCCCTCCCCCCTGCTGGTGAATGCCGGACCAGCCGCTCGCCAGACGAACGGTGACATCTTCTCCCTGAAGGATCGCTTGGACTGTGTGCCAGGTCCCTCGGAGTCTTCTGACTACTACACCGTGGGTCTGACCCCAGGTGGGCTGTGCGGTGGCTCCTCCATGGTCCGTGACCAGATGCGCGACTATACCATTGCCGGCGGCGTCGGTGGCTCTCTGCTGGAGAAGTAGACTCTAAAAAAATAGAAGATTAAAGTAATATGTGCGACACTGAGGTGTACACAATCCGTGTTGATTCAGTCGGTGCCAGCTCAAATGCGAGCTTCGTCGGCTACATGAACATCCCTTTGCGAAACGTTATCAAGGCTGAGCTTCTTTCACTTACATTCCATGGGAATGCATTTGCACCCGTGCAGACCCTGGGCTATTATCTGAACATTGAGGAACTCAAGTCCAAGTTTAATGACAGAACAAATATTCAATATGGAATTCAGGTTGCTGGAAACATCTCGACGGAAGGTGCATCATCTCTCGTCGCCCTTTCTAATGTGGGACAGCTCGCAACCTCACTTGTGTTTGTCCCTCTTGATGATGTGGTAACCACAGGACACCGAACTATATTTACAGTTGGAAATTACTTCCCCGTTGAAGTTCCATTCATCGAGCCAATCCGCCAAATTGAGAAATTTACTGTAAATTTGTATACCGCAAGTGGTTCTCAGGTAGAATTTCTCGGAGGCACAAGTCTCACGCTCCGCATCACCTGCTCAAAACCCAACGTGTGCCTGTACCCTGATCGTGTGGGTTTACCAATCATGTAAATAAATGCTCAGCAAATATTAGATGGACTACACAGTCTATGTCGATTCCAATAACAGGAATCAAACTCTTTTTCCAAATTCAAATTCATATACTCTGTACCTGACGACCCCCATCCAGAACATCACCAAGGTGGAGGTTCTCTCGGCAATGTTGCCAAACGTGTACAGCTCGCAGTATCTGACTTTGGATATAGCCGAACTCCGGACCCCCAGGAATCTCATCGCCGATGCGCTCATGAAAACCGTCCCGACTGCCAACGCTTTTTACGGGTCATTTGCCACCATCCCGGTGAAGACATCTACATATGCTTTCGGAAACATTTACTCTTCATCAAACGTGGTGAATAATGGTGAATTTTATAACGCAAATTATCGAATCCTCCAAGATTTTCCTTCGCGCATAGACAAGTTGGACCGTCTGACAATCACGTGGCGTCAACCAAATAACGGTAACGTATTTGTTGATAACAATTTTAGTCCAGCTATTGATCTTGGGCGAAACATGTTCATCCTACGTTTCAAAACTGTCTATGTACCGGATGAAGACCCTAATCGACCACTCAGTCTCCCCCCACCCGTCTCTTGGGATGCAGGCACAGATGACCAGAAGAAACAACTGTTAATCATTGCAGGAATTGCGCTGTTTGGTTTACTCATTATAATCTCAGTAAAAGCTAGATAGATATGTGTGACAGTGGCGGTTCCAAAACTATCAACAATCCGATAAATGTCACGGTTTATTTGGAAGATGGGGGTGGGGGTGGGACGACTGGCGACGGAAGTGCCCTTTATAATTTAAACGCCTCAAATCTTGTGTTCGGAATTGTGAATAGTTCCCTTATTTACGGGAATACCTTGAGTAACATAAACGCCTCGAATATTGTTGGATCGGTTCCTTCTATAGTTTTGGGAAACACCCTGAGTAACCTAAACGCCTCAAACCTCGCGTTCGGTATT